TATTTGTAACCTTCCCTTTGCCAGAGCGAAGAGTCTTGCGCGTCCCGCAACTCTTTTACGACATCATATGCATCAAACTCATCCATTGGGCGGCTCCGGTAATGGTTGCCAGCAGGTTGCGACAACAAAACACCCATATTCTTCGTCACAGTTGGCGATCATCCATCCACCGGTTTCATAGCCATACCACTTATCTTTCCAAAAAACTTCCCCCACCCAAGACCCTTCAATGCCGCCCCATACGCCATTTTTCGTATGCCCGTTTGCATATACAATAATGCGGGTGCCATCCTTTGGCGCGGTTTCAATAGGACGCCATCCATTGGTGCAGGGTATGCTTTCACCCGCCGCTTTTGACAAAGCGATGCGCTCAAGATCCGTCATCTCAATCCTTGGCATTGCGGGCCTCCATCATCGCATCTGCAACAGCGTATGTTTTTGTGGCCTGCAATTGAAAATTAAATTGCGCCGCTCCATATCGTTCAAAAACAACTGGCAACGCCGCCATCGCAAACTGGTCCCGCAACGTAGGAACCAACGGTCCTGACAATGGCTTTGTTTGAGCCAAAGCGCGGAATACATCCAATTGTTCTTTCAAATTAAAAACTTGCGTTTCCAATTGGTTAATGCGTTTTTGCGTTTCATTCATGATTCATTAATCCTTTCTCAACCAATCTCGCGTAACCAGCTATATCCCGCCAATGATCCGCTTCATGCGGGTTTCCTGACAAAATGCGAGCTATCTTTGTCGCGATTAGTTCCAGCGCTTCTTTTTGACCAACGGTCAAGCTGTCCCAGTTTGATGATGTGCGGAAACTTTCTTTTAGATATTGCGCCCTTCTCGCCATGCTATCGTAGTCCCCGTGTGTTTTAGCCCGTGTGTTTAATAGTCCTTCTTGCATCAATGCCTCGTTTCGCTAGAGAGTATGTCGGCTAAACTGAACTCGTTGGCCTCACTTGTGGTTATATTGAACCCAAGCCTTGTAAAGATAAATTCCACAAGCAACATAATGAGTTGCGGCTGTGATTCTTCATTGACCGTTTGATCAATCACCTCCGCCATGAAAATGCCAATAGCAGCCAAAAGAACTCCAACATCAGATTTCCCTACAAAGTTTCCTATATCATCGGCCAACTTTTCGGCATTTTCTAAGTTTTCGGGCAGGAAATCATTGGAATTTGTCATTTAATGCCGCTCCGCGTTGGTGTATACCGTTAGTTGAGAGCAACCTTACACCACATAAGCATCATGGTCAAGAAAGAGATTATCAACGGCGAAGAAGTTAAACTGCGTAAGGTCTCCTTGCGTAAGCCCAACAGTCCTAGCATCAAGCAAAACTTGAAGGATTACCACGACATGAACGCGGAAAAACTTCCCGCAGAAAAGAAAACCCGCAAGCACAATCCTAAAACGGATGATCGGTTGCGGCGCTCTATTGCTGGCCTCGCTAAGATGGGCCTCACAATGGATGAGATTGCGGATACATTAGGTGTTTCAAAGCGTTGGTTACAGCTAAACCACAAGCATGAAGTGCAATACGGGCGTCAAATCGCAAACTCCCTCGTTGTTGAAAACCTTTATCAACAAGCGATGAAAGATCAGCCGTCCTCCATTCAGGCGGGCATTTACTTAACCAAAGCCCGGATGGGTTGGCGCGATAAAGATGATGATAGCTCCAATCGTCCGCCGCCCGTTGTGTTTGATTTCTCCGCCCTGTCATACGAAGAACGCATGGGTATCCTAGAGAAAATGTCACACAACACGGGCTCAACTGTGATAGAAGGCAGCGTCGTTGATGTTGAGGAATGAAAATGTTCGATCTTTGGAAGAAGCTATTAGATTATACCCCGAATACGCTAGAGATGAGCTCACCCGTATCAATTGTGAAGAGAGTCTTACGGAGTTTGTGGAGCAAGGTTGGAAATACATTGACCCAAATCCATACAGCTATGGTTGGCATCTGGACGCAATTTCTGAACATCTTCAAGCGGTTGCTCGCGGGGAAATCCGAAGGCTAATCATTAACGTCCCGCCACGCACATCAAAGTCGTCTATGGTGTCCGTGTCGTTTCCAGCTTGGGTCTGGGCGCAGCGAGAACACGGCCCCCTTTCCGGCCCGCATGTACAATTTCTCTTTGCATCCTACGCGCAATCCCTGTCCATCCGTGACTCCATCAAAACGCGCCGCCTTATAGAATCCCCGTTTTATCAACGGCTTTGGGGCAATAGGTTCAGCATTACATCAGACCAAAACACAAAAGTGAGGTTTGATAACAGTACCGGCGGCTATCGCCTCGCGACATCGGTGGACGGTGCGTTGACCGGGGAAGGTGGCTCCATCATCGTGGTCGACGATCCGCATAACGCGGGTGAAATCGAATCAGATCTTGTCCGTCGCGGCACCATCGATTGGTGGGAACAGTCCATGTCGACGCGCTTGAACGACCCTAAAACCGGCGCGTTTATCATCATTATGCAGCGCCTGCACGAATCAGACCTCACCGGCCACATCCTATCAAAAGACGTGGGCAATTGGACGCATCTTTGTTTACCCATGCGGTTTGAATCTGACCGCCGCTGCATCACGCAATGGTTTGTGGATGAACGCGAAGAGGGCGAGCTCCTTATCCCAGAGCGGTTTGGCGAAGAGCAAGTGTCAGAGCTTGAACGCAGCATGGGCCCCTTTACCGCGGCAGGACAGTTGCAACAACGCCCAGAACCTCGCGGTGGCGGTATCATTAAGCGTGAATGGTGGTTGCTGTGGGACGAGAAAGTCTCGGGCGGTCAGGGCCTTCCTAAAACGGTTTTCCCGCCATTTGATTATGTCATCGCCTCCCTCGATACGGCTTACACGACAAAACAAGAAAACGATTATTCCGCTTTGACAATATGGGGCGTGTGGACAGATAAGTCTGATAACAGAAAGATTATGCTCGTTTATGCGTGGCAGGATCGTCTTGAGTTCCCGCAGCTTGTCAAGCAGGTCGCAAAACTTTGTAACCAGTTCAAGGTAGATAAGCTTCTTATCGAATCAAAAGCGGCTGGCATTTCCGTATCACAGGAATTGCGGACGCATTTTGGCCGTGAGAACTGGGGTATTCAGCTTGTGGATCCGGGCCGCGGTGACAAAGTTGCCCGCGCTTACGCAATCCAGCATTTGTTTACGGATGGTATGATTTATGCGCCCGAATTTGACTGGGTGGAAAAGATGATTTCACAAGCCGTTTCGTTTCCAAGAGGGGCGCATGACGACTTGGTTGACTCCATGACGCAGGCACTTTTGCATTTAAGAACAATAGGATTTGCCCAAAAACCAGTCGAATTATCGGCTGAAAAGAGCGACCTATTAGTGTATAAACCACACAATACTAAACCACTTTACCCGGTGTAATCCATGTCTTTAGCTCCACTTTCTCTCCGTCAAAACCCCACCGAGGGCTATGATTACAGCAATATGGAACCCAAAACGGTCACGCTGGAAGGTAAAGAGCCGGAATTTGATAAAAGTAAAACCTTTATCAAGATTGAAAACGAAGATGGATCCGTTGTTATTAACATCGGAACGCCCAAAGACCCTTCTGAAAAGAAGGATGAGGACTTCCACGCGAACCTTGCGAAAGAGATGGATGGTTCCGCGTTGGGACAAATCGCGAACGAATTGTGTCGTTTGATTGAACAGGACGATCAATCCCGCCAAGAATGGCTTAATCAATATGTGATGGGCTTGGAATTGCTGGGGACCAAGCTTGAAAAGCCCACAAGCAACGCAACGGACGGATCGACGGCGGTAGAAGGCCAGTCAACGGTGCGGCATCCGCTTCTTTTGGAAGCTGTCGTGCGGTTTCAAGCGAATGCGAGAGGTGAATTGCTCCCGTCAACGGGCCCCGCAAAGGTTCGTTTGGATGGTTATCAAGATGAAAAACAATCTGAACAAGCCCTTGCGTTTCAACAAGATTTTAACCATTACCTCACCGTTACCGCAAAAGAATATTACCCAGACACAGAACGTATGCACTTCTCACTGGGCTTCTGCGGTATCGCGTTTAAGAAAGTTTATCACTGCCCATTGCGTCGTCGCCCCGTTTCAGAATTTGTGGACGTAAAAGACATCATTGTTTCCAATGCGGAGACAAGCATTGAGGCAACACAACGCTTCACGCATGTGATCCGCATGTCTCCCTCTACGCTCAAACGCATGCAATTGCTAGGCGTATACCGGAATATTCCCATTTCAAACCCACAACCTCCTAAAAAGAACATTGTGGATGAAAAAATTGATGATCTTCAAGGGGTTAAACCGACGCAAACCTCACAGGTCGATCAGGAAATTCGTGAAATTTACGAATGCTACTGCGAGCTGGATTTGCCCGGTTACGAACATGAAGACAAAGATGGTCCTACGGGGCTCCAGCTTCCTTATCGTGTAACAATCGACAAAACCTCTAAGGAAATCTTGGAAATACGTCGTTGGTGGAGAGAAGAAGATGAGAACTACCTCCGTCGCGGAGTCCTTATTGACTATCATTTTGTGCCCGGTTTTGGTTTCTATTCTCTTGGTTTGCTCCACCTCTTGGGCAACCTCACAATGTCTCTCACGGCTGGGCTTCGCCTCTGCATTGACAACGGAATGTTTGCGAACTTCCCCGGTTTTCTGTTCGCAAAGCAGGCCGGAAGACAAAATACGAACGAGTTTCGGGTTGCCCCCGGATCCGGCGTGGGCATTGAGACCAATGGACAACCCATTAACACCGTCATCTCTCCTCTTCCCTATCGTGGTGTGGACGGAGCCTTTCTCAACCTGCTCCAACTTGTCGCTGAAAACGGACAACGCCTTGGTGGGACGGCAGAAATAAACGTCGGGGAGGGGAATGCGGAAGCTCCCGTCGGCACGACGATTGCTATGCTTGAGCAGGCGCAAAAAGTTATGTCCGCGGTTCATAAGCGGATGCACGCGGCTCAAATGCGTGAGTTTGAATTGCTCCGTGACTTGTTTAAAGAAGATCCAAAGGCTTTTTGGCGGGATAACAAGATGCCGGTAGGCACTTGGAGCGAGGAAATTTTGGTTGATGCGTTGAATAATGTCAACATTGTTCCGTGTTCAGACCCGAATACCCCGTCTCAGACCAGCAGAATCCAAAAAGCGATGGCTTTGAAGCAGTTGCAGGCCGCAAATCCGACCCTATATGACGCAAAAGCCGTTGATATGCGGATTATGAACATGTTTGGCATTGATGATGCTGAAACATTGTTTGCGCCGCCCCCAAGCCCGCCGGATCAGAACGCGGATCCAATGATGATTGCGGCTCAAGCCAAGATGATTGACGCTCAAGCCAAGCAGGCGGAAGTCAAAGTCAGGGCTTTGGACTCAATGGCGGACGCTCAGAACCATGCATCAGACCGCGAGAGCAAAGAGAACATCGCGAAGCTTCAGTTGGCCCGCGAAATTGCGGTTCACCCCGAAAGTGCGCCGATTACCCGTCAATTTATTTCGCCAGCTTTGGGTGCTTTAGCCAAAAACCCCAATGTTTAGTGTTTATTTTACTCGTTCCGATGAGGTATTGTCGGGATAAATAAGGTTTGGAGACTCCCATGAGCCACTATAAGGATGAAGCTAAGGAAGCAAGCCACGCTAAAATGAAGCGTATGGGCCTGCACGGCAAGCAAAAAGATGCATCTTTTGATGATACGCATCCTTATGACGGCGTTCCGCAGCTTGATAGCGGTCTAGCTGGGATGAAGCCTGTTGGCAAGCAGCGCTTTCGTCGCGGCGGTAAAGTCGCACACGCTATTGGCAAAGAGCACAAGGGCCACTTGGGCCATAAGCCCCGCAAAAAGGCGGACGGTGGCGGTCTTCGTTCCGAAAGCACGCAAATGGCTTTAGCAAATCGTCGATATGAAGACGCAAAAGCAGCAAACGAGGCAAACGTAAAAGATCCTAGTTTGTTTTCTCTTGCAAAAATACCTTTTAGCGTTGTCAATAAAGGTATCGCCGCAAGTGACCGCGACACGGCTAAAAAAGAAACCGGCATGGCGGCTGGTGGTTTTGCTGGCAACCCCAACGCTCGTAAGATTGTTGCGGCCCTTGCTATGCGTAAGAAAAAAGCAGGCCTTCCTTATGCTCCTCCCGGTCGTGGGCTTGGCGCCCTTGCACCAGCCCCAATGATGGGTCGCAAAAAAGGTGGTGCTGTCCATGAGGACGTTGCTGAAGACAAAAAGCTTATCAAATCAATGGTTAAGGGTAAGGCTCTCAAGCACCATGACCATGAGGATAAAGACGAAATGTGCTGGGGCGGTCGTTCCAAGCGTGCTTCTGGTGGCCGTACAGGCAAAGGCAAGACAACCATTAACGTCATGGTGGGCGCTCCACATGATACAATGGCCCCCGCTTTTAATGGTGGTGGCGGTGGTAGCCCCCCGCAACAACCAATGCAACCTAAGCCTCCCGGTCCCCCCATGCCTCCAATGGGCGGCGCTCCTCCCATGCAGCCTCCCATGATGCCCCCGATGATGCCTCCGGGCGGTGGTGGTATGCCCGGAATGCCCGGTGGTATGCCTCCATTAGGTGGCGGCGCTCCTATGGGCGGTATGCCCGGCGCTGGTAAGCCTCCAATGATGCCGATGGGTCGTAAGTCAGGCGGACGCACGATTCATCAAGAAACTGAATATGGATCCGGCTCGGGTCTTGGTCGTCTTGAAAAGACCAAATGGCC